ACGTAGCACCATAAATCGTAGAACCATGAGGCCGTTCCATCGGGGGTGGAAATGAAGAGTGCCCATCCTTGTTTGTCTGCGAGGGCTGGTCTGATTACCTGAAACCAGACATCGGAATCCATGAAGGCTGCTTCGTCAAGTACTACTCCAGCAAGGCTTCGGCCACGCAGGGTGGTTGCGTTCTCAGTTCCCTTGAGTTCGATTAGCGATCCATTAATTAACTCAATCTTGAGGTCGGTTTCGTTTTTTGCGTGGATCCATTGGGGTGGGATTAGTTTTTTAATTTCTTTCCAGGCGATGTCTTTTGCCATGCGGTAGGTGGGAGCACAGTAGAAGTAGGTTTCGCCAGGGCGGTCTATTGCTGCTTTGAGGAGTTCGATGCAGGATAAATAAGATTTTCCGAATCTTCTGCCAGCGACCAGGACTCTAAATCGGTTTTTTGCGTTGAACACCTCCCCCTGTGCCCAACGGAGTGATAGTTTTTCGGGTGCGTTTACGCTCATGTACTACAGAATAGCTTTAATTTTGACAAAAAACTGGGTTTTTATCGACTAAATGGTGTTTTTAGGGTTATTATTCAAGTATTAATAACAATTTTAGTCCGTGGCTGATTCTGTTCTCCGTAATTCAAATGGTCAATTTACATCTCTAAAAGCTCGTAAAGATGGAAGGGTGTGTGGTAAGAGGCAACCTGATGCAGTGATAGAAGCCAGAAGGCAGAAACTTTATTCAAAACAGCTTACAGGTAAAACCACCAGACAGCTTGTGCTGGAGCACGCAGCCAGAGAGCAGATAGGTGTTGAAACTGCCTGGAGCGATTGGAGAAAAGTAAAAGAATGGAACGATGAGGATTGGGAGAAGGATAGAGAGAAGATGATCTCACGACTCCAGGGAATGAGGATGAGACTTTTTGAACAGGCTGTGCGTAGAGGTCAGTTGCAGACGGCTGCCCAGATACTCGATTCACTTGGTAAAGTAGTAGGGGAGAGTGAGGAAACAATCAATTTAAACACTCCACAGCTATCAATTCAAGTAGAAGCGAAGAAAAAGTAGTTGACACTATTGTAATATTGTAGTATTATTATATTGTAGTACTTTAGTTTTTATTTTATGATTTATCAGTAGGTTCCCTGTACTTCCTTTATATAAAAAATTTTTTTGCAATTTGCCCCCTAGCAGATTGTAGGCAATAAAAAAGCCCCGCGGGATGGCAGGGCGGGAAAGTCTGGAGCAATTTTAACCGAGATGTAATTTGACACATTCGGTTTGAGAATATTTACCAGACTGCACACATTCAGAATAACCAATGTTTGTGAGATAGCAGGCCCACAATAAACCAGACAATCCAATAATAAAAACCATAGTATTAAGTCTGGGGCGGTTTAAGTTGTTGGTCGATAACCTGTAAACTTTGACGCGGTTGGGATTTGATAGAGTCATTAGCAGAGGTGATACGGGAAAGAGAATAAAAACAAATTAATATGCTTTGATGTTTTTTAAAAAGATGTACAAAAGAGTTGAAAAGCAAATACAAATTATTACAGATTCCATAATTAACCAACTATGAAAAAATAATCATCGGCATCATATCCACAAGCTATGATTTCTGAAGTTTTGGATACGTGCATCATTGCACAAATTTCTGCTGTAAATTTTGCATTTTCAAAAGGTGTTACATCATAATCATGTGCATGATCTTCGAAAACTTTTGTTGTAATGTTTTGATGATTTTTAAATTGATAATACGCTC